GTATTCCACCGTCTGGGCCTGTGTGAACAACATCAGCACCGACGTGGCGTCATTGCCACTGATTCTGTACAAAAGCCTGCCGAATGGCGGCAAACGGCGCTTAACTGACCACAAACTCTATCGATTGCTCCATGATGAGCCCAATGAGGAGATGTCCTCGATGACCTTTCGGGGCATCATCCAGGCGCATGCGCTGACGTGGGGGAATGGATACGCCGAAATTGTGCGGGATGGGGGTGGGCGGCCGACCGCGTTATGGCCTATTACCCCGGATCGCGTGCAGGTCCAGCGTGAGACGCGCACTGGGCAATTGTTCTATCAGGTCACGCAACCTGGAGGCGGGCAAGTGCGGGTGGCGCCCGAGAACATGCTGCATCTACAAGGGCTTGGCTATGACGGCATGACCGGGTACAGCCTCATCGCGAAGGCCCGCGAAGCCATCGCCCTCGGGCTCGCCACGGAACGCTTCGGGGGCACCTTCTTCGGCAACGGGACGACGTTCGGCGGGGTCTTTCGGCATCCCGGGCGGATGACCGAACAGGCCATCAAGAATTTCCGCGAGTCGGTGAATGCCCAACATCAGGGCGTCGACCGCGCGCACAAGTTCATCGTCGTCGAAGAAAACATGCAGTACGACAAACTGGGGATCGATCCCGATCATGCCCAGTTTCTCGAGACGCGTCTCCATCAGGTGGAGGAAATCTGCCGGTACTACCGGATGCCGCCGCACAAGGTGCAGCATCTTCTTCGGTCGACCAACAACAACATCGAACATCAGGGGATTGAGTATTACTCCGATACCTTGCGGCCGTGGTGTGTGCGCTGGGAACAGGAGATCAAGCGGAAACTGATCGCGCCGTCTGAGCGAATGATCCAATTCGCCGAGCACAAGATCGAAGGCGTCTTGCGCGGGGATCTTCAAAGTCGGTACGCCGCCTATGCAGTGGGTCGGCAGTGGGGCTGGCTCTCGGCGAATCGTGTGTGCGAACTGGAGAACATGGACCCGTTGCCATCCGGTGGCGACGTCTTCCTCGTGCCGCTGAACATGACACCGGCCGATCGGCTCAACGAGATCATCGACAAGCAAGTCGCACCCGACCCAGCGCCGGCCGCACCATCAGCCCAGATGGATGGCGAAGGCGACATGCAGCAGGCCGGGCGCATGGCCACCGCGATCCGAGAGGCCCTCGTCGAGGTTGAGGCGCGCATTGTGGCGACGACGGCAGAGATCACGCGCGTCCGATCCGAGCAGGGGCAGACACAGGAAGAGGCTGAGGTTGTCAAGGCCGAACTAGAGGCGCTGCAGGAGAAGCAGACCGCCGACGCACAGGAAGCCGGGCAACTGCGGGTCCTGCTACTGGAAGCCACGGAACGGGCAGATCGGTTAGCGGTTGAGCAAGAAGCATTCAAGCTCGCGGCGGCAGACGAGGAAGCGTCCCTCCGAGCTCAAGTGGACGCCGCTCATGCGGAAGCGCAAACCGTCAAGGCACAGGGGACGGAGGAAGCCTCTAGGTTGCAGGCGTTGGCTGACGCGGCAGCGGATCAGGCGGCGGCGTTGGCAGCGGAACGGGATACCTTGCGGGCGGCTCACGAGCAGGCGGCGACAGAGGCGGCCACGCTGGCAACGGCACTCACCGGCACGAAGGAGGAGGCTGAGGCGCTCAAGGCCCAGGCGGCTGCCGAAGCGGCCCGGTTGCAGGCGGAAGTCGACGCCACGGCCACCCGCATGGCACAAGTGGAGGCGGATCGGCTGGTCATGCAGCAGACGGCGGTAGCCGCGGATCTCGCCCTGACGACGCTCCGGGCCGATCTGCAGGCGGCAGAAGCCCTCTATGCTGAAACGTCGCAGGCCCTTGAGAGCGAACACGGAGCCCTTGACGCGGCTCGCGCGCAACTAGCACAGCTGCAGGCAACGATCGCTGAAACACAGCGTGACGTGGCACGCCTCGCAGCCGAAGGGGCGGCCAAGGAAGCGGACGCTATCACCGCGACAACGGCCGCAGAAGAGGCGCACCGCGCCAGCGCGGAGGCTGCGGCCAAGCTGGCTACTGCGACGGCGGACGCCGAAGCCGCTCGGCAACTCCTCGAGGAAGAGACGGCACGACTGCAGGCCGAACGGGAGGCGCACACCGCCACACAGGCGGCGTTGAAGGCCCAAGAGGACGCCCATGCGGCGCGGAATCAGTCGGTGCTGGCTGCGCAGCGCGATCTGGTACATGCCCAAATGGGCCGTCTGATCTTGAAAGTCACAGAGCGGGCGCGGCGGAACAAGGGGACGCCGGCCAAACTGAAAGCCTGGGCGGACAGCAATTACCTGCTGCTGGAAGACACCTATATCGACGCACTCCGGCCAGTGATGCGGGCCCACCTGGCGTTTATCGGGTCCGCGCAGGATGTCGACTCCTATACCCGCGGGATGATTCATGCCCAGCTTGAGCAGGCGCACAGCCAGATCCGCACGGTGGCCGATGGAGACCCGGAAGAATTCCCCGTCGCGATCGAAAAGCTCCTGACGCGGTGGGAGCAGGATCACCCGACGGCCATCGCGGACGTCGTCTTTCAGGAGGAGATGACTTATGTCCGGAGCCTCTAAGGTCGAACGATCGGAGATCGAACGGCGAGATGCGACGTCCACGTTCACCGTCGATTCCAACGATGTGACCGGTCGCACGATCATTCGTGGGACGCCGATCGTGTTCAATGTCTGGTCGAAAGTGCTTTTCGATCCGTATATCGGCAGATTTCGCGAGTTGATTCGGCCGGAAGCGGTCGATCGCACGTTGCGCAGTGCCCAAGAGGTGTTGGCATATTGGAATCATCAGGGCGGTGATGTGCTCGGCAACACCCTCTCAGGGACGCTGCTGCTGCGAAAGACGATGAGCAATCTGGCGATGGAGCTCTATCCGTCCCAGGAATGGCTTGGGACGCCGCAGGCGGCGGCCGTCAAGCGCGGCGATGTCCGCGGCATGTCATTCGGCTTCGGCACGACTGAGGATGGGGATGAATGGTCCGATCAACCGGACAGCGATGGAATCTGGAGTCGAGAAGTCACGGACATGATGGTGTCCGAGGTATCGATTGTCGGTAAACCCGCCTATCCCCAGACGACCGTGGCTGTCTCGCAGCGATCGCTGGATGCCTTTCAGACGCTCCGGGCGAGCGGATCGCGGATCGACTGGCTCCGGAAGGTGCATCAGACCAGGCTGGCTCAGTGAGACGTGGTTTCGCGCAGGGGGGCGGCGGGACGCGGAAAATCCGCAAGCTCGATCGGGCGCGGCATGTCCCGACAACACATGGTCGGCCGGATGCCCTGAAGTGGGCGCAGGCGGTCGCCGATGATATCGTCGCGGCACAACGCCTCTATGACTCCTGCCAGTGGGACGAAGCCGAAGTCGTCATCCGGCGACTCTTGAAGCGGGACGGCTTTAAGCAACCATTGACATTCGATGCACTCGGCAGCTGCGCACAGTTCCAAGGCCGGATGGCGGTGGCGATCGACTGCTTCCGGAAAGCGCTGGAGATCGACCCGGATTACAGCGAAGCGAGAAATCGAATCATCATGATTCTGGACGCGCAGCCTGAGACGACGATCGAACAAGCGCGACGTGAGCGCGATGCGTGGTGGCGTCGACACGGCGAGCGCCTCTATGCGAAACGCCGGCCGCATCTAAATGCCCGCGATCCGGAACGGCCGATCCGGGTGGGCTATGTGTCTGGGGATTTTCAGTATCATTCGGCCGCGACGGTGTTTCATCGGATTGCGCTGAATCATACCGAGCAATTCATCCCGTTCTTCTATTCCACGACGCCGTACAATAAGTACGACTCAATCACGAATGCGTACATCTACCACCCGCAGTTTCCCCAATTAGTCGGATCATCCGGCTGGCGCGACATCGTCGGCTGGCCGGATTCGCTCGTCGTCGACAAGATCCTGACAGACGAGATTGATATTCTCGTCGACTTGTCCGGGTATACCGCGCACAACCGCCTTCCAGTGTTCTGCTACAAACCGGCCCCCATTCAGATCACGGGGTGGGGCTATGCCACGGGCGTGGGCTGGCCCGCAATGGACTACCTGATCGCGGATCGCGTCGTGGTCCCTGAAGATCGACAGCACGAACACGTCGAGAAGATGCTGTATCTGCCCTCGGTGATCGACTACGAGCCAGTAGAAGGCTTACCAGAAGCCAACCCGCTCCCGTGTTTGAGTGGCCCGCCCACGTTCGGTGTGTTCCAGCGGTCGCTGAAGATCAACGCGGAGGATATCGAAGTCTGGCGACAGATCCTGGAGCGCTTGCCAGAGAGCACGTTGCTCTTTAAGGGCATGTACTGCGACAGCTTCGTGGTCTGGATCAAGGAGCGCTTCGGCGCGCAAGTCGCACAAGTCGAATTCTTGCCGGTCACGTCTTCGTATGAACACAAATGCGCCTATCAACGGGTGGATCTCAATCTGGACCCGTGGCCCCAGACGGCTGGTGTCAGTGCCTGTGATGGACTCTGGCAAGGCGTGCCGATGGTGACGCTGGAAGGAGAGAGGGTCATTCAGCGCACGTCGATGAGTCTCTTAGCCTCAGTCGGCTTGGACGGGTTCATCGCACAGACGCCGGAAGAGTATGTGGATCTGGCCGTCTCGTGGGTGACTGAGCGTAAGCAGGAACTCGCGGACATTCGGCAGGGCTTACGGGCCCGGTGCGATGCCTCGCCGATTCGGCACGGGTATTTAGAAGCCACCGAAACGGCCTTCCGTAACGTCTGGCGAGAATGGTGCGCGAAGCCGCTTTCTCTCAGTGATGCGCGGTACCGATTAGAGCAGGTGGCCTCATGAAGCGACGTGACTGGTTCAAGTTGATCGGTGGAGGCTACTGTGCCGCGTTGATACCGGCGCGGCCGGTGTTGAAGGCGACAGTGGCTGATCGCTATGCCGCTTATACCGCTGGCGTCCAGTTGGGCTGGCTCGAAAGGAGACCCTTCGTATTGACTGACGACTTCGTGTTGAACTTCTCGAAGTTTGCGGAGGAGTTGAAAAAGGCCGAACGCAAATTGGCCGAGGGGAACCGATGCCTGAACAACATGATGATCAAGTAAAGCGCGGGCGGCCACGAATTGAAGACGAGCGCGCGCTGCGGTCGATTGTGTCGGTGTCTGTACCGCTTCACGTTCATGATCGGTTGATTCGCCTAGCGGAACGGCGCGGGACCAGCGTCTCCGCCCTTGCACGGGACATGATTACGTGTCGTCTCGGGGTGATGGCGCAGACGACGGCTTAACCGGTCTTCTTCCGCGGGCGGGCATCTATGCTCGCCCTTTTCGCAACTGCAAAAACATCTCCCCGCCATCCTTCGGCATACTTCATCCTGAACACTCGTATACGCCTCTAACTGGGTAGCACTCGTACCCGGCTTAGCAAGGTTGGTCATCTCGCGTCTGGCACTTCCAGGGCGCAGACCCACAGCGAAACGCTTTATCGCGTTCGCTTGTCGGCTGCGCCTTTTGTGTTTGAGGCGCGCCCTCAGCGAACCCACGAGGGCACGCCGATATGACGAAAACAGAACTCTTAGAGAAAAAAGGCCGTTTGGCCAATGAAGCCAAGCAGATCCTCGACACGGCCCACGCGGATGGCCGCGAAGCCCTACGCAAGGAAGAGGAAGAAAAATTCAATTCGATTCATTCGGATATTGAGTCGATCTCGAAACATGTCGCGCTGATCCAAAAACAGGAAGACGCGGAACGCTCCCTGACGGAAGTGCAGCAGCGCGTCACGCAGCCGAATGCGGTCC